CGCGCAGTACATGCAGCAGCCAACTGCTGAGAACTCGGCCATCGTGAGCCGTAAGATGTGGAGAATCTGGGAGGGTGATGAGCCGCCAAGCTGTGAGTACATCATCCAGTCATGGGACACGGCGTTTGAGACCAAGAACAACTCTGACTACTCCGCGTGCACAACGTGGGGCATTTTCTACAATGAGGAAGAGAACGATGCGCCCCAACTTATCTTGCTCGACGCTTTTAAAGACCGGATGGCTTTTCCCGAACTTAAGACGATTGCGCTCAAACACTATAAAGAGTGGGAGCCCGACGCGTTCATTGTGGAGAAAAAGGCAGCTGGCGCACCACTGATCCAAGAGCTTCGGGCCATGGGCATCCCAGTCCAAGAGTTCAGCCCATCAAGGGGCAACGACAAGACCGTGCGTGTGAATGCAGTTGCGGATTTATTCAGCAGTGGTAAAGTCTGGGCACCCGACACCCGCTGGGCGCGAGAGGTAATCGAAGAGATGGCAGCTTTCCCTGTTGGAGAGCACGATGACTTCGTGGATACGACAACACAGGCGCTGCTACGCTTCAGGCAAGGCGGCTTTATCAGTTTGGACACGGACGAGAGAGACGAACCTGAGATCTTCCGCCGTAAGACACACGCATACTATTGAGGACAAACATGGCAACGAACATCGACAAAGCGCTGTACCAGCAACCCGTTGGGATTGACGCACTTGCAGAACAAGAGTCACCGCTGGAGATCGAGATCGTTGATCCAGAAGAAGTCACCATTGGCATGGACGGTCTGGAGATTCAGATTAAGCCCGGAGAAGATACTGGCGAAGAAGGCTTTGATGACAACTTGGCCGAGTACATAGACGATGGTGCCTTGCAGTCGCTGGCCGGGGACTTGGTTGCTGACATTGACAACGACAAGGGCTCACGCAAAGAGTGGGAGAAAACCTACGTTGACGGTCTGAAACTCTTGGGCCTTCAGATCGAGGAGAGAACAGAGCCATGGCAGGGCGCGTGTGGCGTGTTCCACCCGATGATTACCGAAGCCGTTGTGCGCTTCCAGTCCGAGACAATCACTGAGACATTCCCAGCGCAAGGCCCAGTGCGCTCCAAGATCATCGGCAAAGATACCCCAGAGATTCGTGAGATCGCGGCCAACGTCGAGAGCGACATGAACTTTGAGTTGACCGAAACCATGACGGAGTTCCGCTCCGAGCATGAGCGCATGTTGTGGAGCCTGCCTGCCACAGGTTCAGCGTTCAAAAAGGTGTACTTTGACCCGTCGCTTGGCCGTCAGGTTTCGATGTTTGTGCCTGCCGAAGACATGCTCTTGCCCTACGGCGCGACCGACATGGATACTTGCCACCGCATCACGCACGTCATGCGCAAGACCAAGAACGAGATCATCAAGCTCCAGCAAGCGGGCTTTTACCTCGACATCGAGTTGCCTGATGCGCCCAAAGATCGCACCGACATTCAGAAAGCCAAGGACAAAGAGACCGGCTTTAACGACATGAACGACGATCGGTACACGATCTATGAGTGCCACGTGGACTTGAACCTCGACGGTTATGAGGACATGACTGAAGACGAAGATGGCAATGAAGTCGAGACAGGCATCATGTTGCCATACGTCGTGACCATCATCAAGGGCACAAACGACATCCTGTCAATCCGCCGTAACTGGAACGAAGACGATGAACTCAGACTCAAGCGCCAGCATTTTGTACACTACCAATATATCCCCGGCTTCGGAGCATATGGTTTTGGCCTCTTCCACCTCATCGGCGGTTTTGCCAAGTCAGCCACTAGCCTTATGCGTCAACTGGTCGACGCAGGAACGTTATCTAATCTTCCGGGCGGCCTCAAATCCCGTGGCTTGCGAATCAAAGGTGATGACACACCTATCGCCCCCGGTGAGTGGAGAGACGTCGACGTAGCCTCTGGCAACATCCGCGATAGCATCCTGCCTTTGCCCTACAAGGAGCCAAGCGCTACGCTGTTCAACTTGATGCAAACCATCGTTGATGAAGGCCGTCGTTTTGCTGCAACTGCTGACATGAAGGTCTCCGACATGAGCGCTAACGCGCCTGTCGGTACAACGCTGGCTCTCTTGGAGCGTCAACTCAAAGTCATGACGGCTGTTCAGGCCCGTGTGCACTTCGCTTTGAAGCAAGAGTTGAAGCTCTTGAAGGACATCATCCGCGACTACACCGACCCAGATTACACATACGATCCTGAGTACGGCAGCCGTAAGGCCAAGAAAAAAGACTACGACTTGGTGGACATCATCCCCGTGTCAGATCCCAACGCTGCGACCATGTCTCAGCGCGTTATCCAGTATCAAGCCGTCATCCAGATGGCGCAGATGGCCCCCGATATTTACAACTTGCCAGAGTTGCACCGCGGTATGCTCAACGTTTTGGGCATCAAGAACGCGGAAAAACTGGTGCCGATCGAAGAGGACATGAAGCCTATCGACCCCGTGCAGGAGAACCAAAATGCACTCAAAGGTTCGCCTCTCAAGGCGTTCTTGCATCAGGATCACGCCTCACACATCCAAGTGCACATGATGCTCTTGCAAGACCCAATGATTCAGCAGTTCATTGGCCAAAACCCACAGGCTCCCAAGATCATGGGTGCGATCACCGCCCACATCGCAGAGCACGTTGGCTATCAGATGCGCCAGAAGATCGAGCAGCAGCTCGGTATGCCACTGCCTCCAGAAGACGAGAAGCTGCCCCCACAGGTGGAGATTGCCTTGTCGGGCATGATGGCGCAAGCCGCCCAGCAAGTGATGATGCAAGATCAGGCCAAAGCTGCACAGGCGCAAGCCCAGCAGCAGATGCAAGATCCGCTCGTCCAGATGCAGATGCAAGAACTTCAACTCAAGGCCCAAGAGTTGGAACTCAAAAAGCAAAAGCTCATGATCGACGCTACTGCTGCGGCAGACAAGCAAGAGTTGGAAGAACAGAAGGTCAGCGGCCGTTTGGAGCTCGACGCCCTCAAAGTGGGTGCACAAATCAACGAGAGCAAAGCCAGACAGCAGTTTGAACAAGAACGTGCCGGTGTCCAGATGGGCGCTGACATCGCAAAGAGTAAAGCCCAGATGGATTTACAAGCGCGAACTACTGCGCTCCAACATAGTAGCCAACGAGGAACACCTAAAAAATGATCCAAGACTTCGCACACGTATTGCGCGACAAAATACGTACTGACATGAACAACTATGCCGACGACTTGGCTGGCGGTGCATGTCGCTCTTTTGAGGAATACCAAAAACTCTGCGGGATTATTTCGGGTCTAGCCCTTGCAGAGCGTTACATCCTTGACCTGCTAGAGAAAGTTGAGAAAGCAAATGATGGAATCTGAATCAGGTTTGATCCTGCCTCCCGGTATTTCGTTGCCGCCACACATCCAACCAGTCGAACAGCCTGACGAAGATGATGACAATGAAACAAAAGCAGGCGCACTGCCTACCCCCACAGGTTGGAAATTGCTCTGCGTAGTCCCTGAAGTCGAAGCAAAGATTGCAGGAACATCACTGGATCTCGTGAGAGATACAGCTTCTATGCGTCAAGAAGAACACGCCACCACGGTGTTGTTTGTATTGCGTGTAGGCCCCGATGCGTACAAAGACACCGCCAAGTTCCCCAACGGAGCATGGTGTAAAGAAGGCGACTTCGTGTTAGTACGTACTTACTCCGGCACAAGATTCAAGATCTTTGGCAAGGAGTTCCGTCTCATCAACGATGACCAAGTTGATGCTGTTGTGCTAGACCCTCGCGGCCTGACCCGCGCTTGAAAGGAAGAATATGGCGATAAAAGATGAGTTTAAGTTCCCCGACGAAATCGAAGATAAAAAGACTGATGAAGTCGACTTCGAGATCGAGGGTGAAGGCGAAGTAGAAATCGAAGTCGAAGACGACACTCCTGAACATGACCGAGGCCGCAAGCCTTTGGACAAAGAAGTTGTTGACCCGACTGAGGAAGAAATCGAGTCTTACTCTGACAAAGTCAAATCACGTATCAAAGAACTGACCCACGCCCGTCATGACGAGCGCCGTGTCAAAGAAGCCACGATGCGTGAGAAACAAGAGCTGGAGCGTCTAGCACAGCAGTTGATTGAGGAAAACAAACGCCTCAAACAAAACGTTTACACAGGCCAAGAAGCCATCATTGAAGGCGCAAAGTCCAAAGCCGAAAGCGATTTGGAAAAAGCACGCCGCAAACTCAAAGATGCGCAAGACGCCTACGACAACGACGCGATCATTGCTGCCCAAGAAGAAGTCATGGAAGCAAAGATCCGCGCTGAGCAAGTAAAGAATTTTCGACCTACCCCTTTACAGGAAGAAAATTTTGAGGTACAACCTCGACAAACCCAACCTGCAAAGGTGGAGCCCGACGAAAAAACTCTGCGCTGGCAGGCAAAAAACCAGTGGTTCGGACAACAAGGGTTTGAAGAATACACCAGCTACGCACTAGGGCTGCATCAAAAGCTAGTCACAAACGGAGTGGATCCCCGCTCTGCTGAATACTTCGAGCAAATTGATGCTCGCATGAAGTCAACGTTTCCTGATCTGTTTGGTCGGAGCGAAGACAAGCCAAGGTCTGGTGAGGTTCAAAAGAAGCCTACGACAGTGGTTGCCTCTGTCTCGCGTTCTACGAGCGCGGGAAAAATCAAGCTGACTAATACGCAAGTTGCGTTGGCAAAGAAACTAGGTTTAACCCCGCAGCAATATGCTGCACAAGTAGCGAAACTGGAGAACTGAAATGGCTGAAACAATTGACCGCAAAAACCGTGATCTAACGACACGCGAAAAATCTGTCCGTGCTGTATACGTACCGCCGACAAACTTGCCTGATCCAACGCCTGAACCGGGCTATGTGTATCGCTGGGTAGCGACTCACGTTCTGGGACAAGCGGAAGTGACCAACGTATCGCGCAAAATGCGTGAAGGTTGGGAGCCGGTGAAGGCAGAAGACCATCCGGAATTGATGATGGTGGGGAACGAAAAGACTGGGAACGTGGAAATTGGTGGCCTCATGCTTTGCAAGATGTCTGCCGAGAAAGCCAGAGCCCGGGATGAGTACTACAACCAGCAAGCTCAAAACCAGATGGACTCAGTTGACAATAGCTTCATGCGACAAAATGATCCGCGCATGCCGTTGTTTGCCGAACGCAAGTCGACATCAACGCGTGGTGGATTTGGTTCTGGTTCTAAATAAACTTAGGAGTCCTTAAATGGCATCTACCGCTTCTCCCTACGGCTTTCGCGCCGTAAACGAGTTGGGTGGCCTACCATATGCTGGTAGCACTCGACAATTTCTAATCGACCCCGCAGGTTACAACACGAACATTTTCAATGGTTCGATCGTTGCTTTGAACACCAACGGGTACCTGCAAATCGTCACTACAAATGGCGACAACAGCACACCATTCCCCGCAGGCACAATCGGCGTTTTCGTCGGCTGCTCCTTCGTGAATGCACAAGGCCAAACAATCTATTCTCAGTACTACCCAGCCAACACAGCTTCTGTGAACGGTTCTGCTATTACTGCGTACGTGATTGATGACGACCGCGCTGTGTTCCAAGTCCAGTCCGCTGGTACAGTGACACAAGCTGCTTTGGGTGCCAACGTGTACCTGAACGCTGTTCAGTCAACTTCCACTGGTAGCACCACTACTGGTAACTCAAACACCGCTGTTGTGGCTGGCTCTTCTGCCGCTACTACTTCTGGTTATGCGTTCCGTGTTGTCGGTTTTGCGAACGTTCCCGGATTCTCAACTGTGGGCGACGCCTACACTGACATCTTGGTCAAGTTCAATCCCGGTGCCCATTCGTACTCTAACGCCACAGGCATCTAAGGAGATATAGACCATGGCAATTTCACGCGCACAACTACTTAAAGAACTGCTCCCCGGCTTGAACGCTCTGTTCGGCCTTGAGTATGCCCGTTACGGCGAAGAGCATAAAGAGATCTACGAGACCGAGACCTCGGAGCGTAGGTTCGAAGAAGAAACCAAGCTGTCTGGCTTCTCCGCCGCTCCGGTGAAGAACGAAGGCTCTGCCATTGCTTATGACAATGCGCAGGAAGCCTGGACGGCACGCTATACGCACGAGACCATCGCTATGGGCTTCTCGATCACTGAAGAGGCGATCGAAGATAACCTGTACGACAGTCTGTCCAGCCGCTACACC